AACCGCAGAACTGGTGGTGCGACGAGGCAGGAACCGCGACCGTGGAAGACGGTTCGATTGCCGCGATGACGCTGCGCGGCGAACTCACTGCGGCGCAGATTCAGGCGCTGGACTGAAGGCCTAACGACTGAGGTCAGCCGAACCGCGAAGCGGTTTCGGCTGCACCGAATTGTTAGCCACCACACACACGAGAGCGATATGAAAACCACGAACGTCGAGAAATGGCTGAAGAAAGGCGAGCATTTGCCGGAATGCCTGCGCGACTTCCACGACCAGAAGGCCGTGTTTAAGGCCATGCACGCGATTGTGCGCGCGCCGACTGACCCACTGTTCAAGCGCCCCACATGGGTTGATGGGCAGGTCTACGTGATCGACACCTTCCTGCACTTCATGGCGCGGCGCGGGTACACGTTGCAGCGCACGCGCCGGAAAGGCGACTTCCGAGACCTTGCGGCCGATGTGCGCGCAGTGGAGGAATCCAGCACGCGTCAATTTGCGGCGCTGCTGGAGAATCGGGCGATTGGTGGATAACGCCAGCTTAAGCGGCGGCCGGAGGCCGTCCGCTTGAAGCGACAGTTAGGCATCAGGGCGACAGGAGAACAGCATGCGATGGCTTGAGCGACACAGCTACGAAGACTGGATGAACGACATGGCGACGGACGACAGCAAACCTGCGCGCGGGTGGCATGCGCAGTGGCAGCCGCGTTGCGATTGCTGCGGCCGGTTTGTGCTGCCGGGTTCGCCGGGTTCGTCGTGGGTGCATGTGCCCGACTCGCATGTGAGCGTGGGCGACGACCGCGAGCGCTGCACGGCCTGCACCAAGAAACACGGGCCAGCCAAGGCAATGCCCGGCTACGTCGAGCACTTGGTGCAGGGCGTGGTTCCTGATGCCTAACAAGCATTCAACAACCCCTGCAAGCTCTGTGATGAAGGATTGAGCATGGCCTACCGCCGAACCCGCAAGTACTCAGCCGAGCGCCTGGCCGCTATGAAGGCCGGCAAGGACCGCGCCCGCCTAGATCGCCCAGCGCCGGACTACCCCGAGCTGCTGCCCGAGCTGCGCATGCGGATCGTGGTCGAGCGATTCGACAGCGGAGAACCCGAGCGCCACGAATTCACGCTGCTGCGAAGCCGCAGGGTGGACGTTTACCGCGTGATGGTGGACGGCCAGCCGTGGGCTACGTGCGGGCTTTCGCGGGTGCTTGAGGGGCTGCGCAAGGCCACGCCACGCCGGCTTTCAGATCGGGCGGCGGCATGACCGACATTGAGCGAATGGCCCGCGAAGGCGACCCGAATGCATGGGGCTACCACCGGAACAAAGACTTGATCCGCTTTGCCGAGCTTGTGCGGGCGCAGGAGCGGGAGCGGTGCGCCGCCATCGTGCAAGCCAACGCCGACGAGTGCCAAGCCGGCAGCGTGATGTACGCCATCCTGTCGGCCAATGCCGCAGCTATCCGCAGCACCTGAGAGGGCAGCCAGTTGCACACCTGAAAACTGTCGTCATAATGCGCCCGCCCCAAAGGGGTGACAACGGCGCGTTGCGCCTGCATACCGGCGTCTGTGACGCCTGACCCTCGCAGGACGAGGCGGCTGGTAACGCCGCGCATTGCCTCAAAGAACAGAAAGCCCGCCACTCGCGGGCTTTTTGCGTTTCTGCGCCGCTCTCTCAAACTCACCCAGGACTGCCATGCCCCCCATTCCCCCCAACCAACCGCCGACTATGGATCAGATGCCCGGCGCAGGCCAGGACATGGCGGCAGCCGACAACGACGCCACCGGCTCGACCGAGTTGTGCATTTCCGTGGCCGCCGATGGTTCGATGACGGTCTACAAGGAATCGGGCGGCGAGGAAAGCGAGCAGGAAAGCCAGCGTCAGCCCGCCGCTGACATCGGCCAAGCCCTGGCCCTGGTGCTCAAGCTCTACAAGGGCCTGGACCAGCAGGCAGCCAGCAGCCAGTTCGACGCCGGATTCGGCAGCCAGCCGCAGGCGCCAGCCGGCGGCAACCCCATGGCCAGCGCCCAGCAACCCCAGCGCGGGGGTCTGCGGTGAGCATCGCCCACATCGTGCTAGAAGACGACAACGGCGCCGTCGCCTGCAAGCTGGTGTTCGCCGGTGGCTACAACCGCAACAGCGGCGCCCACCAGGCCGCGCAGATCCTGATTGGCCAGATGGACCAACTCATGGAGCGCCGTGGCGCCGCCGTCATCGACCCGCTGGTGGTGGAAGCCGACACCCGCCGGGGCATCGAGCCCACCCAGGGCGAACAGGTGGTGGCCGCGCTCATGGGCCTGAAGGCCAAGGCTGACGCGCAGGGCTGATCGTGGCGCCGTTCTATGTCTACGCCCTGATTGACCCCAGGGATGGCAGCGTGTTCTACATCGGCAAGGGCACGGGCCGTCGCATGTACCAACATGAGCGCGAGGCCAAGCGCGGGCAGACCAAGAACAAGGCAAAGCACAGCCGCATCACGGAGATTCTGGCGGCCGGGCTTCGTGTCGCTTGCAGGGTGCTGGCCTACTTTCAAAGCGAAGCCGATGCTTTCGCAGCCGAGCGCAGCTTCATTGCCCAACACGCCGATCTGACGAATGCCAACGCCGGTGGCGGAGGCGGATGGACCGGGCCAGCCAAGGGCAACGCCGAATTTCAGGAAAGTCCGCAGGCCACCAAGCACCAAGCGCTGGATCTTCTGGCGCGGCTGGTTCCGTACATGGACTGGATGAATGCCAAACCGCGATCCAACGAGGAAAGCGACACCTACCTGGGTGTTGTCGCTGATCTGAACAGCATCGTTGCCATGTGCGACAGACAGATTGCCAGGGCGTAACCATGGCGACCGTCAAAAAATCTGCCGTGTCTGAAAACAGACAGGAAACAGACAAGCGCAAGGCGCCAAAGACCGCGTTCAAGAAGGGCGTCTCTGGAAATCCGGGTGGACGCCCCAAGAAAACGCCCGAGCAGTTTGAGCTTGAATCCGCCTGCAAGATGAAGGCAGCCGAGGCGTTGGATGTCATGGTGAACCTGATGGCCAACGCCCGCCAGGACTCTGTTAAGCTGCAGGCAGCGCTGGCCATCATTGAGCGCGGGCACGGCAAACCGCTGCAGCGCTCAGAGGTCCGCACCGGCGAACTGGACGGACTGCCACACGATGAACTCAAGCAACTCCGAGACGCACTCCTTTACATTGGCGGTACTGGAACGGTTCAAGGCGCTTTCACCGCAGGCGAGGGCCGCGCTACTCACTGAGGCCATTCGGCGCATCGAGTCGAACAAGCTGGCCGACTACCTGCCCTACCCGAAGCAACGCGACTTCCACGCCAGCGGCGGCCCGCTGCATGTGCGTGAACGGTTGCTGCGCGCAGGCAATCAGCTTGGCAAGACTTGGAGCGCCGGTTTTGAGCACGCAATGCACCTGACCGGGCGCTACCCGGATTGGTGGCAAGGCGCCGTTTTTGACGAGGCCACGATTGGCTGGGCGGCATCGGAGACAGGCCAAAGCACGCGGGACACGGTTCAGCGGATTCTGCTGGGCCAAGTCGGAAGCTGGGGCACCGGGTCAATCCCACGGGACGCGATCAAGGAAATCAAGCGGGCGGCGCATGGCGTGCCGGACGCGGTGGAGACGGTGCTTGTGCGGCACGGTGGCGGCGGCGACGTGCAGGCCGGCACCAGCCGCATCACGATCAAGACCTACGACCAGGGCCGGCTGCGCTGGCAGGGCGAGACGTTGGACTTTGTGTGGTTTGACGAAGAACCGCCCGAGGACATCTATTTCGAGGGCCTGACCCGGACGAACGCCCGGGGCGGGATCGTCACGCTGACCTTCACCCCGCTGAAAGGCATGTCGGAAGTGGTGCGACGATTCCTGCAAGACAAGCCGGCCGGCACGGTGGAAACCGTGATGACCATTCACGACGCGCTGCACTACACGCCAGAACAGCGGGCGGCAATCATCGCCACCTATCCTGCGCATGAAAAAGAAGCGCGGATCAACGGCACACCGACGCTGGGCAGCGGGCGCATCTTCCCGCTGGCCGATGATGTTGTGGCCGAGTCGCAAGTTGGCATCCCAGCAAACTGGCCGCGCATCTGCGGCATGGACTTCGGGTGGGACCACCCGACTGCCGCCGTGTGGCTTGCCTGGGACCGCGACAACGATGTTGTCCACGTCTACGACTGCTACCGCGTCAAGGAGGCAACCCCGCTGATCCACAGCGTTGCCATCAAGGCGCGAGGCACATGGATTCCGGTGGCCTGGCCGCACGATGGCCTGCAGCATGACAAGGGCAGCGGAGAGGCGCTGGCGAACCAGTACCGCAAGCATGGCGTGAACATGCTGAAGGACAAGGCCACGCACGCACCGAACACGAAGGCCGGCGAGAAGGAAGGCGAAGGCGGCAACGGCGTCGAGGCCGGGCTGATGGACATGCTGGACCGGATGCAGACCGGCCGGCTCAAGGTGGCCAAGCACCTGAACGACTGGTTTGAAGAATTCCGGCTGTACCACCGCGAAGACGGCAAGGTGGTGAAGCTGGCCGACGACCTGATGAGCGCCACGCGCTACGGGCTGATGATGCTGCGCCACGCCAAGGTGCCCAAGATCGAAGTCCGCCGCAGCCTGCCAGGCCACCGCATCACCGACAAGGCCACCGGCCTGCTGGGCTGAAGCCCGCAACCGAACCACCAAGCCCGCCGCGTGCGGGCTTTTTCCATTGGAGCACCGCAGCATGGACTTTGACGCCACCGACCTGACCGTATTCATTGCCCGCGAAGGCGGCGAGCTTGTCACTGACTCACGGGCAGTTGCATTGGCTTTCGGAAAGCGGCACCAGCACGTAATGCGAACAATCCGTGAGATTCATGCCAGCGCGCATCCTGAAGTAGCCCGGCATGCTCAGTCCAATTTTGGACAGACCTCATTTCTGGACAGCCAGGGCAAGGTGCAGCCCATGTACCGCATGACTGCCGATGGCCTGTCTGAACTGGCAATGAGCTTTACCGGCGAGAAGTCTCGGGTGGTTCGCATCCGCTTCATTGCAGCCTTCCGCGAAATGGCCAAGCACCTGGAAGACCGCGAAAAGACCATCACGCAGATGCTGAGCGAGTTCGGCAAGCGCGCCGCCGTCTCGGAAGCCAAGGGTCGCATGGGCTCGCTGCTGATGCATGGCCGCCGCAAGGAAAAGCCGGCGCTCACGGTCGAAGAAGCCACGCTGAAAGCCATTGCCCAGCCGCCCCTGTTTCTGAACTGACTCACCGGAGCACCCATGGACTTTCTAAAACCCTTCCGGCCGACAGGCGACACCACGACGCTGGCCGTCACGGCAACCAACACCCAAGGCACGGTGTTGGAAAACGCCAGTCAGGCGCTGCTGACCAACCTGGGGCCAAACAAGTGCTTCGTGCGCTTCGGCAAGTCCCTGCAGACGGCCGCCGTTGCGTCAGACATGCCCATCCTGCCCGGCACGTCCCGCATCATCACCAAAGACGCCATGAACAACGTGGCGGCGATCTGCGCCGCCACTGAGACGGCCACGCTCTACATCACGCCAGGCGAAGGGGTTTGACATGCCGACTCGCTACTACCCGCGCAGAATCAACCCAGCCGACGCACTGCTGTTCAACGGCGATGGCAAGCTGGCCGGCATCCAGTCTGGAACAAGTGGCCAACAGGAAATATTTGGGCTTGATAGCGCCGGGTACGCTGCAGTCCAAGCCCTGGTGTCAGGGGCTGGGAAAGAAGCCGCGCCGTGCGTGC